AAATATATGATAAACAAATGGATTTAATAATGAATCATTTAAATTTTAATCCGAAAGATTATAAAAATATTATGAGTCTTTTAAAAAAATTTTTCATTAGTAAGATATTCCTTGAACAATATATTGGAGTTGTAATTGCAGGATTTGATAAAAATTCTTTGTTTCCATCATTTATTTCTTTTAAAATTATTACAATTAATGAAGAGGTTTTTATCATTGAAGATTGTGAGAATGAAGAAATTGGGGAAAAAGTTATTTTTTTAAAGCCTTTTGCACAGACTGACGTTATTGATAATTTCTTCTCTGGAATTGATCCAATGTATTATAATCAGGTTATTTCTTATTTTGATAAAATTATTACTGAATATTCAAATAATTTAATAAAACTAACTAAATCTAATTTAAATATTGGAAATGAGACTTCTATTCTTGGTGAAATTAATAATGAAAAAGAGAATATTATGAGTAATTTTATTACATTTTTGGATGATTTGAAAGAAAAAAACAGCAAACTTTTAATACCTTTAATAGCTTCCCTCCCTAAAGATGAATTAAGCAATCTTGCAGAGTCTTTAATTAACATCACTTCTCTTAAACGAAAAGTACAAAATGGTCTTGAAACTGTTGGGGGGGAGGTAGATGTTGCTTTAATCACAAAAGGGGATGGTTTTATTTGGACTAAGCGAAAACATTATTTTAGACCAGAACTAAACCCTCATTTTTTTGATAAAGAGTAAGTATAAAAAATAGAAAATAATTAATATAGCTAAGATATATAATTATATACATTGGTGATTATATTTTTTTAGTAAAGGTGGGAACATGGTAAGAAAATTTCTAGAAAAAAATGAAATGGCTGTAATGGATAATTTGTCTTTAGATTATGGGTTTAATCAAGCAAAAAAGTCTATGAAACCTTTAAATGATATTATTTCTTCAGTTGTTGATGAGGAATATAATGAGGATTTTATTAATGAGATGAAATGTATTGAGCAAGAAAAATCTATTCATTTAACTAATCTTGAGGATTTATTTTCAGATTAATTTATTTATTTTTTTTTATTTTAAGGACCAATAATATGTCTGAGTATACTATTTGTATTAAACCTACTTTTAAAAAGAATGTAAAAAAAATTAAAGGAGAGAAAGAAAAAGAGAACATTATTAATAAAATGAATGAGATTAAGCAAACAGTTTCATCTAATAATGGGGATCATTATAAAAATCTTAAAAAACCATTACAAAAATTTAAAAGAGTGCATGTGAACAATAGTTTTGTAATGATTTTTGAAATTGATTCTGAAAAAAAGATTATTACTTTTTATAATTATGAGCATCATGATAAAATTTATAGGTGATTTAGATTATTCATTATTTTTACTATTTTTTTTTATTTTTTAATATGAATGGTTTTAGATGAAGTGGTAGTATTCTAGGAATACTTCATCTTCATCATTGAATCTTATAAATGCTCCCTGTTTGTCTTTAAATACTATTGTTGCGTTTTGTTTTTCGTTTCCCCATGTTTTGCCTGTATTGTTGTTTTTTAGGTCTGTGAATGTTATGGGTGTGTTGTTTATTGTGAATATTGGTTGTTCTTTTATGAATTCGTAGTTTTCGTTTACTGTTTTTGGTATTAGTTGTTCTAGTGTTTCGTTTAGTGATTTGCAGTTGTTTTGTATTTTTATTAATTGTATTTTTTCGGCTATTTCTTTTTTTATTCTTATGCTGGTGTAGTCAGTCATTTTTTATCATCTTCCTTTTTTTGGCTTATAATATAAAAAAAATATGGGGGAGGTTAGATTAATGTTTCGTAGATGAAACTTATTAAAATAACCAACCATATTATTAAACTTATCCAAGTATATTTTTGGTTTCTATTAATGTAGATTAGTATTGCTAATATGATTAATAGTATTATGATTATTGTACTTAGTATTGTCATTTTGTTTTTCACCTCCTTTTTAAGAAAAATTTATATAAGAAGCAATAAAAAATATAATAATTGTAAGAGGGGGTTAACCTCCTACTTGTGTTTTTGTCTTTTGAGTATTTCTAGGATTATACTCAAAGACAATATTATGATTTTTATTGCCTCTGATTCTGACAACTTTTCACCTCCTTGTATTTCTATTATTATATTGTACTGCATAGTATATAAAGGTTTCTATTTTTTTAATTAAAAATATCAATACATTTTAATAACAAAAAAAGATAAAAAATATTCATTATAAAAATGAACAATAACCTAACAGTTCACAAAACTAATTAAACACCAAAATTTAGAACACAATGCGTTTCATTTTTTCATACTGAATAATGTTTAGTGTTTTATTATTTTCATTGAATATACTGTATTTTTAAGGTTTATTTTTTGAATAGAAACATTTATATTAACTTATAACATAAATATAAAAACAAGAATAAAAAAACTTTTTTGAAGAGTAAAATTGTAGAGGTTATATAAATCATGGTGGAAAGTAATCTTATTGAAACATTTTTATATAAAAGTGAAGATGGGTCAGTATCAATTAAAGTTATCATTGATCAAGAAAACGAAACATTATGGGCAACACAAAAAACAATGGCTAATTTTTCTAGCTGATACAGTAATAAAAATTTGATAAGACAGTTAAATACAAAATGTAAATTGTAATAAATGAGTATTGAGGGGTAAAAATATCATGTCACAAGATTTCCCAGAAAGTCCTTTTGAACCAGGGAGACCAGTATCTCCAGATAATTTTAAAGGAAGAAAAGAAGATATCAACAAAATTATAAAATATTTACCTAAAGTTAAAAATCAAGGAGCTCCCGAACATTTTTTCATAACTGGAAAGAGAGGAATGGGTAAAACATCATTTATAAATTATGTTTCAAGAAAAGCAGAAGATGATTTTCAAATGATTCCCATCCATATTAACAATGGTGGTGGGAAAACTATTGATGAATTAATACAAAAGTTACTTGATGGATTATTAAAAGAATTTAAAAAGGATTATTTAGGTAAAAGTGTAATTGATAAAATTTTGAATAATATTAATGAATTTAAAGTTGCAGGGACTGGAGTATCTTTAAAAGATAATGATACTAATTTAATTCATAATATTAAAAAACATTTTGCAGATTTTTTGATTACTACTTGTAAAGAATTACCTGAAGATTATGGAATATTTATTGTTGTTGATGATCTTAATGGTTTATCTGATAATGAAGAGTTTACAGATTGGTATAAAGGATTATCTGAAACATTATTGGTTAATGAATATCATATGCCTGTTGTTTTCACATTAATAAGTTACCCTCATGAATTTGAAAAATTATGTTCAATTAATGAATCATTTTCTAGAATGTTTAATTTAATAGAAATTGATAACTTAGAGGATAATGATATTGAAGATTTCTTCACAACTTCATTTAATAATGTAGGCATTGAGTTTGAAGATGGATATAATTCTATAGAACCTATGGTTTATTTTTCATGGGGTATGCCTTTAATAATGCAACAAATTGGTGATTCAATTTTTTGGAATGCTCAAGATAATTTAAAAATAAATGAATCTATAGTATTTTCTGGTATTACTGATGCAACAGATGAATTAGCTAAAAAACAATTAAAATCCAAATTAAATAAAATTAGAAGCGATACATATATTGATATTTTTCTTAAATTAGGGGAAAATAGATTAATGGATTTTAAAAAATCAGATGTGAAAAATATTTTGACAAATGGGGAGAAGAGAGCTTTTAATGATTTTTTAAAGAGAGCTAAAGACCTTGGGATTATAGAGTCTATTGGGAGAGAAAATAGTGGGGAATATGGTTTTGTAAATAGATTATACTTTACATATTTTATGATGTTATCAGAACAAAAAAAGGTTGAAAAAGAACAATTAAATGCAAAATAAGTAAATTATGTATAAAGTGTAGGTGGTCGTAGGAATGGCAGTTCCTCACACCTAACACTGGCTACAAAAAAAATAAATACACCAAAGGATAGTGAAAATATTTTAGTAACCAATTTTAATATATGGGTAGAGAATATATTTAAAATTTATTGAAAAATAAGTAAATGTAATTCCTAGTTGATGAGGGGGTCTGTGATGCGGCAACATCTCGCCTCTCAAAAACTAGAGGCTACAAAAAATAGATACCACGAGTTGATAAAAATTTTAGTAACCAATACTATTTATTATAAAAAAAGATATTTAATATTTACTAAAAATATTTGTGAAGGATTAACTGATTATTTTTCAGCTTTTTCAATAGATACAGTTATTCCTTCATCAATATTTACAATCCAATGTAATGAATCCCCTAGTTCTAATTCTAATAATTTTATCACATCTTGGGGGACTATTGACCTAATAGAATTAGGTCCGCCTTTACTTAATTTTGTTGTATATTCTAAAATAGGCATACCTCCATTTTTATATTTCTTATATAATATATTCTGTTTTGCAGTATATATATTTACCTTTAATAAAGGTAAATATAATAACCTTTATATACTATTAAGTATAATAGTTATTTGAAGAAGAAAAAATCAGAGCGGCAACTCTGAAGAAGATCTTCTAAAAAATCCACGAGTTGGTAATATGGATAAGAATAAGATTGAAGTTTTTGGGAGAGTTCTTTCCCAGGAAGAAATAGAACATGTATTTTTAAAAGCAAAAACACTTCAAGAGGAAAATAAAATCCTCAAAGAAGGACTCCAAAAATTCAGGAGTGTGGGCGTATGAGTTGCAAATACAACAACTCAATGTATACGATTACTCCACCTGAAGATGAGGTCGAGTTTGATTATCTTGAACAGATATTATTGTCTGAGGATTATGAAACCCAGGAAGAAATAGATCATAGGTTGGCTGATGAATATAAGCAATTTCAAATCTATGAATTGTCTGATGAGCAAATGTTGGAGTTTGCTCGTGCAGGTGAACTAGCTTACGGGGGTAAATGAATGTTCACTCCTGAATTTTGGAAAAATGAAAACAAGATTGGTAATGCCTTATACAGGATCAACCAGTCACCTTTCAAGGATTACTGTGAAATAGATGAACTGTTCGTATTTCTAGCACAGGAATATCCTGAACAAAGAGAATTGTTCGAAACATTATATGCTGAATATGCAGAGTATGTTGAAGAACAAACCAGATTAAGGGAATTGAAAGATTTCCTTAATACTCCTGGTATGAAAAAAGAAGTTAAGTATAAAGTGTTGGAGGCTCAATTATGAGTCTCTTCAACAATAAACCTACTCCAGTTAGACTTCATAAAAAAGTGTCCTGGAGAGAAAAATATGAAGTTGAAATAATCTTTGCAAAAGGAATAATTTTAATAATTTTATTATTCATTTTTGCATTCTGTATTGTGGGACAAATGGATCCCTATTATAATGGGTGTTTAGTATGATTACTTATGATCAGCAAAACAAGTTTTACAATCAGGCATTGGAAATTGTTGAAAAAATGGGCGGGCATATTTCTGCTCATGGAAACTTACATGGTGTTTTCTTATCTGTAATTGTTTTTCATGATAGGGATTATGAGAAAACACGTGATATTATGAATACTTTACAGGAACTGTGTGGTGGTGAAATCCAGTATCATGAATACTGGGTGTCAAAAGGTTTCATTCCACACTCTCAAGCATCTTTAGAAAATATTAGTGAATCTAAAGTGCTTGAAATAATTGGTGAGTTGCAGGATGATGAGTATTACAGTATTGATGATGAATACCATGATTTAGATGATGGGGGTATTATATGAGTGAAGTTCATGATTTAAGTCATAATATAGGTAGTATGAGTATTTATGAAAAATTAGCTAGGATACAGGAAGAAGTAATGAATACTTCATTTAGTAAGAGTGGGGAGAATAAGTTTCAGAAGTATGATTATTTTGAGTTGGAGGATCTTCTTCAAAAAATCATACCTTTAACTATTAAATATGAAACAACTATCATGTTTAGTTTTACTGAGCATGGTGTGTTAAAGTTAAAAGATTGGAATCCTGAGAAAGGTGAGGTTAGTATCAGGGTACCGTTCCCTGAACTTGAAGCAATTAACAGGGGTACTAATAAAATTCAGTCTACTGGAGCATACATTACTTATTTAAAGAGATATCTGTTGATGAACATGTTTCTTATTATGGAGAAGGATATTGTAGATTCAAACACTAATAATACTGGTGTAAAGGAAACATCTAAAAAAGAAGTTTCTGAATCAGTAACTGGTGATCCAGTACAGAAGGTTAGGGAATATATTCATAGTAAGGATAAAACAATTGAGATTACTCCTTTAATGGTTAATCAAAATCGTATGAAGATGGTGAAATCTGGTGATTTAACTAAAGAGGAATCTAAAATAGTTTTTGAATGGTTTAAAAAACAGGAGAAGGAGGCTAAAGCATAACCTCTAATAATCCTGTTTGTGTGGAATTAGTTTTCGCACAATTTAAATCATCAGGTTCTACTGGATCCAATATTGTTAATTGGGATAATGTAGATGGTTGGTGGTGTAGCTGTGAGGATTTTTATTACCGGAAACAGGAATGTAAACATATACGGGAAGCTAAAAGAAGAGTGAGAATATGAGTGGGATTCCTAAAGTGCCTATTAGTTCACGTGTTAAGCCTAGTACTAAGGTTTTGATTGATAAGTCAAAGTATACTTCTGGGGAGATGTTGGATTGGGCTGCTCAACAATTTACTGATGAAAAGGAATTGGTGCGAATTAAAATTATGGATGTGGAAGATAGGATTCAGAATAAGAAGATTGATTTGATTGCTGATGAAATGGAGTTGGAGAATTTGCAAAAAATGTGGGTGAAATTGAATCCTGAATCTGAAGAATGTAAAGAGTTACTTTCTGATTTGGTGGATGTGGAATCTAAGGATTATGCTGAATATTTGTATAATTCTCAAGGTGAGAGGAGTTATACTATGTTGTTGTCTAATAAGACTGCTAAGCATAGTTTGATGAGTGTTGCTAAGGAGAAGGGTTTGCCTAAGGAGGATTTTCTTAAAAGTGTTATTGAGCATTTAAAAATATTGTGTAATACACAGGTGTAATACATTTTTGCGAGTATAGTGGGGTAAAGTGTATTACTGTATTACGAATACTGTAATACAGTTTTCATAGGTATACTTGTTATTTTGTAATACATGGCTGTATTACATTTTTGAGAGTATTATTATTATATTATTATATTATTATTTTAAAAAATTATTAATTAATGATAAAATATCACAATGTTATAAAAAGGTGGAATAATGGAAATAAAAATCAAAATCCAAGATGACATATATCAACAAGCAAAAAACAAACTAGGAGATGAATTCGACAAATTCATCGAAGAACAATGCAAAACAGCAGCAAACATGAGAAGTCAAAAAGAAGAAGAAATACTTAAAAAAATCACAATGCACCAAACTAAACTAATGGATCTACAAGTTGAACTAATCAAAGAACAAAACAAAAACCAATCAAATGTAGAATCTACATTATTAAATGAAGTTATGATAATAGTAAATCGCATTCATACAAAATTAGGCAGTGTTGGTGAAAATCAATTAAAAAATATTAGCAATAATAAAAATGTCCCATTTTTATCAGTGCTAAATCATTGTAAAAAACAAGGATTAACAATCGTACCATTTAATGAAGTGCCAAAAAGGTGATGTGTGTATGGCTGATGATTTGGTAATTTTGGCTCAGTTTGTGAAACTGGGAAGATTACGAAAAAAAGTATTCATGGAATTGGCACAAAAAGAAATTTCTCAAATATGTAAATTAGGAGAAAAGAAAGGGAAGTATTGTACAAGTTCAACTTATCATGCAGTGTATGATTTGATTGATAAAGGTTTAGTGGAGTATGTTGATCCAGATAGTAAAAGAAGAAGAGAGGTACGTTTAACTGATTTGGGTTATAATGTTTTTGAAAAATTAGATATTGTGTGTTGGTGAGGATATAATGGGTAAAGTAGTTTTTAATATTGTTGAAACTGATTATGATGTTAGTAAGGATGAGGAAAAGTATCAGAAATTCAGGAAAGATTATCTTGAGAATTTAAGTGTAGGTGTTTCTAGGTTGCAGGAGCAGTATGGTTTGACTAGTTATAGGAGAGAGAAATTTATAAATCGTATCAGGTGTGAGGATCATGTTAGGCGTCGTAGTAATGGCAGATTTACTGTTTTAGAAAAGGTGGAATCATGAAGGATGTATGGCATGAGGTATTAAGAGATAAGCATGAGAGCAAAGATATGTAAAAAAGGAAGTTGATAACACTACCATTACAACCTTTCAAAATTAAATAGGAGGATATTGAAAATGAATAATGAAGAAATTAATGAATTAACTGCCAAGATTGAGTCTTGCTGGGATGAGAATAATCCTGGAGATGTAAGAAGTTTTGATGAAAGGTTAAAACAGAAGTTAACTCCTGAGGAGTATGAGTTAATAACAAGTTGGAGATAATGGGGGGAGAATATAGTATGATGGATGGTTGGGTAGTTTTTAGTGTAAGTGTAATTATTAGTTGTTGTTTAGTGTTATGTCTTACTGATTTTTTTGATGATTAAGATAGGTTATATTGTAATCAGGAGTTTTTATGAAAGAAGTTAAAAAATACATGGAGGATAAATATGCATGATTGATGAGAAATTATTACTATATTTTATTAAAACAAGAAGCAGAGAATTTGAAGAACAATCTTTTACTATTCATAAAGAATGCACAGGTAGTTTGAGAGACATGGAGTATAATGATGTTATAATTCATAGTGTTAATCTTAATACTTTGATGAATGTTACTCGTATTCTTAATGAGTTGATTGAAATGATTGAAGATGGTAAATTCAATACTTCTGAAAATTCAGTTTCTTGTTGTGGTGGAGTATGTGGAAAACAATAACTTTAATCTATATGAAAGAGTATACATTAGTTTAAGTAGAACAGTCTCCAATTTTGAATGCATAAATGAAGAATTAAAACAAGAAACTATAACTGAAGCATTAAAAAAATCACAAGTAATTAATGAATATGTGAAATATCAGGGTAAACTTTTACCTTTTCACATGTTTGTTTTTGAAGTGAAGAAAAACCTACTATCCAAAAATTTAGAAAGATGATAGGATGTTATTGAAGAAAACATTAAATGATCCACAAACAAGATTCTACATCAGCAAATGCAAATACTGTGGCAGAGTATTTATTAAGTTTGAGAATAAAACAGGTTATTGCAGGGAAGCTTGCAGGACCTGGGCGGTACGTGAGCAGAAAGCAAAGTATCAACAAAAACGTAGGAAATTAATTAATGATGGGGAGTTAATTAGTAATGAGAATAATAAGTTAGGTACTAGTTATTTATCTAAACATCGGAACAGTAATTTTAATAAAGAGTTGGTTAGTATTCGTAGAGAAGCTAAACGTATAGGTGTGACTTTATGAATAGACTTAATAGTATGGAAATTTAGTATAAAGTGATAGTGGGGGGTAATTTAGAAAAATAAATAAAATAAGTTTATTTGAAGAAATATTATTAATTTATTTAAAGAACATGTTGAATAAAAACAAAATATTAACTTATTTAATATCATTTTAAGAAATCTTTTAAATTATCGATAATATTGAATAAAAAAGGATCTAGAGGGGCTAATAATTTACTATATATTTGTATGCCTCCATCTTTAAATAATTTAATTTTAATTTTTTTATCTTTTGAATCTATTATAATTCCTGCAAGCTTTTGAGTAGCGTTAACTGTCTCATAAAACATTGGATCCGCCATAACATCAGAACCATATAATTGTCCTTTGTTAATATTATTTTCTCTATTTAATTTAGACATGTCAAGTCTATGAATATTATTATCTTTAATCTGATTATAATATATTATCTTCTAATTATTATTAATATTTAATTCCAACAATTACTAGTATTGGAGGGTAGTCAGTTTGAGATTCTGATTGGGGTTTTGGATTTTAAAAGATATTATTAATTTAGTCGCTTTCTTTTTTGAGAAAAAATGGGGTATGTTAAAAATAGTATTTTAATAATATATTGTATTTTTTACTTATTTTTCTATTTTTCCACTTTATATTATTGAAGAGGAATAAAAAAAATTTTTTTCATAATTATATGTGGGAGGATATTATTGGATGCTAATACATTTTTTAAAAACATGAAACATGCAGAAATAGAGTGTCCTGTTTGTGAAAAACTGAAAAAAGATTGCAAAAAGGTTTACTATGATGAGTGGCATGATGAGTATGTTTGTAAAAAATGTGGATTAGTAATTAAAAAATAAATTAAGTAGAGTATTTATAAACTCCGGTTCATATTTTAATATATATTCGCCTTTAAATTATTAAATCTTATAATTTCTACATTCAAATAAAAAAAATACATGTTTATTTAGCTTCAATAAATAATTTATCCAATATGAGCTTATAAATTTTTTATTATCTCTCTATTAATCATTAGTAAAAAAATATTCAGTTTTTTTTGGGTTTCCTCCAAAATAAAGTGTTAATCATAATTGTGGTAAGAATTTTAAACACGTTTAATTAATATTCTTTCAGTTGAATTTATGGAAAAATAGTTTTATCTTCTTCAAAAAAAAGAGGCATGTATCTCAGTTTAGAATTAGTGTAAATCATGAAAAAGAAAAAAATGATTGTAATAAAAAATAGGATGGGGATAAAAATTGGGATATTTTTTTCGTTATTTTTTTTCTTTTTGATTTACATTTTATAATAAATGTTGGTAATAGCTTATTTTTTTTATTGTAACTTAGTAACCACTCAAGTTGAGGGTGCAATTCCCTCCACCAACAATCCAAATATGGGTGGATAGTATCAATCTGGTAATATGTATGGCTCCAGACCATAGGATGCAGGTTCAAATACCTGTTTCACCCATTCAATAATTTTTTTTTAGGAGATGAAAAAAATGACTTTTAATAACACAACATTGGCAATAGTCGGAATAATAATTATAGGAATTTTAAGTACATATATGGGGAATAATGAATTGGCAGCAGTAGCTTTAGGAGGAATTGTAGGTTGGATTTCAAGAAGTTATTCTAATTCTGGAGGGATAGTTAATGATCCAAGATGTTAGTCAAGTAAGAGATTTGCATGATAAATATTGTAAGCAGGAATCTCGTATAAGTAAATTGGAAGCAAGTGATCAGTTTCAGAATAAGCAATTGGAAAAGTTAATTAAGAAGATGGATGAAAGTATTGCAATTCAAACAAGGCAGTTGGCTATTCAGGAAGAACAGGCTAATGATGAGAATCAATTATTTACTATACGTAGTGGAGTGTTCATAGCATTTATTGGTGCGTTGATAGTGTTTTTGATTGATGGGTTTCAGTTTGTAGTTGTGAATTTTTTAAAATTAATATAGTGTTTAACTTTTATGATAAAATTATAGTATTTTGTTCACTATGAAAATAAAAAACCCCGTGTTTTAAATTTTAGTGTTTAATAATTACTAGTTTTTATTATAACATTATTCAATTATAACCTATTTTTTTCTATTTTTCCACTTTATATTATTGAAGAGGGATACATATTAATTAAGAGAAAAACGAGTAAAATAATGTTTTTTTTTATATTTTATTTCTTTTAAATAATAACAATTCTCACTCTTATACATTTTTATACATAATATAAAAAAACATTCATAATCTCTTCTTAATATTCTCTCTTATTTTATAATAATTTTTACAAAATTTCATAAAAAAATTCTCTAAACATTTAATGTTTCACTGAAACATTTCAGTGAAACGTTTCAAAATTATTTCATTACATTACAAAAAAAAGTTAACTGGATGTGCATGAACATGGCAAGAAAAAATAAAGTAGAATCCAGCCCACATTATAATGAAATAATCAAACGATTATCATGTGGAGAATCTGGGAGAAGTGTTTCTCGTTGGCTGGAAAACACATATAATGAAAAGATTTCTTTTGCTGCTTTAAATAGATACAAATCAAAAAATATTAAAATAGAAGATAGAGTTGAAGCTGAACTGAATAAAAGACAAGAACTTAAAAATAAAACGGAAAATGCCGTTCAAAGTCAAGCAGATAAAATTGAAGCTGCTGAAGACACTATGAGTATTGTTGCACAAACTATTGCAGATAATATGGAGGGTGTTGCTAAAGTAGCTAGTGAATTACCAACTATTTTTGGGCGTGCTAAACAAGATGCTAGGGATCCAAATTCGAAAACTGAATGGAAAGATGTTGCAAATATTTCTATTCAAGCTAATAAGATATATAATGATTACTTCAAACATGAAGAAGATAATATTGAAATTAATATTAATGAAGGGTTTGGAGAATTAGCAGATGCCATCAAAAAATCGAGGGAAATATATAAAGCCCATTAAAAGTTTTGAGTATGGTGTATTCAGTAAGAAAGCATTAGATTTTTTGGATAATAGTGATGTATTCCTGAACATTCTGCATGGGTCAGTAAGGTCAAGTAAAACAACCAATGCTAATGTCAGATGGTTAAACTTCCAAGCAAATAGCCCTCATGATAAATTTCTCCTGACAGGTAAAACAAGAGATACTATTGAACGGAATGTTATTGAAGATCTAATCAAAATGGTTCATGGTAAATTATATTATGACTATGATAAATATGATGGTTACTTGGACATTGGAGATAAAAGAACTTATATTGTTGGATTCAATGATGAGGGAGCAACTGCTAGAATACAAGGTATGACTGTTGCAGGATGGTATGGTGATGAAGCTGCCACAGCACCAGAATCAGCCATCAAAATGGCAATGTCGAGGTGTAGTCTTTCAGGGGCACAAATATTCTTGACAATGAACCCTGACAGTCCTTATCATTATATTTATAAACAATACATCAATAATCCTGAATTACGAAAGAAAGGTATTGCTAAAGTATGGCATTTCACTCTAGAGGATAATCTGAACTTAACTCCAGGATATATTGATAATCTGAAATCATTATACAGTGCAAGCAAGCTTCAATATGACAGATATATTCTTGGAAGATGGGTTATTGCTGAAGGAGCTATTTATGATAAATTTGTTGAATCTGAAAACACTTTCAGATATAGGCCTAAACTTCATGATATTAATATTTGCTGTGATTATGGAGTTAGCACAGTCACCACGTTTGGTGTAATGGGTATCAAGAGAGATGTTGTTGAAGGAAATTCATATTACTTGTTAGATGAAACATATTATGATGCTGAAGTTGAAGGAGTTACTCAATCTGATGATGAAAGAGTGGATGATATTGTGACCTTACAAAACCAGTATAAACTTGATAGTAATAATACATTGTATTTACCTCACGATGCAGCATCACTAAAGACTGCCTGTGAAAAAGATAAAAGAATCAGGATGGAAGTTAAAACATACACTCCTGATGTTAATGCAGATATTGCAACAATACAAAGCCTCATAGCTACCCGTAGATTCAAGATACATGTGAACTGTAAGAACAGTATTGAACAAGCTCAAACTTACTGTTGGGATAAACAATCCCAACAACGTGGAGAAGATAAACCATTAAAACAAGATGATCACTGTCCCGATATGTGGCGTGGTGGAATCTGTGGACCAATGAAAACAGCTAAAAAACAAATTTATCATGCACCACGGAGAATTAAATTATGAATTGGAAAAACAATAGAATAGTTAAAGGAATAAAGAATCTTCCAGCTATTCGTGAACCTAAAAGGTCTGAAGCAGACAAATTAAGATTAAGTCACCTTTGGGCACTACAACCAAGAGTAAAAGATATTGGTTTAAACATTGGAACATACTTTGAAGCAGGGGATATGCCATGGGTAAGAGTTTGCAGAAGAGTCATAAAGAATAGAGTTATCTCCCTGGGTTATCAAGTTACTAATCCTGACGAATCATTCAATCATCCATCAACTGTCAACTACTTAAATAATTTACTGAAAAATCCTATGGGAATATATGCAGGGGAATTCTTTGAAACATATATTACACGTATGTTAGATAGCTTCCTAGTTACTGGAGATGGTTTTGCACGTGTGCATTATAATGAAGTATTTGAGGGTATACCTGAAGGATTAGAATTCATTCCTTTCGAATGGATGATGTATGATTATACAACTGACCAATGGGGTTTGAAATATAATAATGTTCGTTTTGAAAATGATGAGATAATTCATTTCCATGAACTGGGAATACGAGGGGAAAAATGGGGAACTAGTCTCATTGATTCACTAGCTAGATATCTTGCTTTACAATTGTATGGTTTGAAATATAATACCAGCGTTTTTGAAAATAATGGTATTAATCCCAGAGCTGTGATGAATTATGATCTTAATATTGAATATGATGATTTATTGCGTGAGATTGAAAGATTAGAAAAGGATCGTAAGGAAAATCCTGACGGTGTTCTTATTGTTCAAGGTGCTGAGTATATACAAACACAGACTAGTAATAAGGATATGCAATACATTGACTTGGAACACTTAGTGAGGGATATTACATTATCCATATATGGAGTTACTCCTGCAGAAGCAGGAATTATCGAGTCAGGTAATCTTGGAGGAGGTACTGGTCAATCACAAAAAGAAACAGTGAAAGCAAACTTGAGTGGTTGGTTGAAATTATTTGAAGGTGCACACAACAAAGTCTTTGGCCGTTCAGGGTTTGAAGAACTATTTGGATTCACAGAGATGGACTTGGAAGACAAAGAAAAACGAGCATCTATTGAAGATAAACAACTTAGAAATGGATCTACATTTGTTAATGAAATTCGTGCAGGTTATGGTCTTGACCCTGTTGATTGGGGGGATAGACCATTATCTTATGCAGGTAATAATGGTTTAAATGAACTTAACTCTGAACCAGATGCTCAAAAACAATTACAAACTTATCGCAAAGCATTAACTATTGAAAGATTAAAGGCTGATTACCAATGACAACTGCGGCAAGTGAACATAGAATATGCACAAACAAACTTCTCATGGATATCATAGAGTTTGATAAAGCATTATTCGATACTTCTAATTTATCTGTTGACGAAATAAAATACTTCAACAGCATCATAGATGGATTTAATAATCAAACTCAATTCTATATTGATTGGTTAGATTCAGATGAAGCACGAAGAATCTTCTATGAAAACGAACAATACAACGACCATACATTTGCTAAAATAGATGAACAGATTAAAGAAATAGTTCATGATACCAGTTTAAAAGCAGATGAAATCATATCACGTATCTATGATTCAGGATTACAGGCAGGTGCTGATGAGATAAAAAGAACCCGATACTATAACGATGCAACAAAATATGGTCTACATTTTCTACAATCATATAACTTTGAATTAATCAGCAATGTTAATGATGATTTGAAAAACCATATACGGGAAGAAATATTCGCAGGTATTGCTGCTGGTGAAGGAATGCCGGAAGTAGCTAAGCGAATATTAGATGCTACTAATCATTCATTAACTGGTAAAACATTATCTGCTCGTCAAAGAGCTATGATGATTGCTCGTACTGAATCAGCACGTGCAATGACACAAGGTCGTTTGCAGTCTTATGCTAATTATGGTGTAAATGAAGTTAAGATTTTAACTGCGGGTGATGATAATGTATGTGCTATTTGTCGAGAAGCAGAAACAAAGATTTATCTTATAGAGGATGCAGGTGATTTAGTACCTTTCCATCCATTATGCAGATGCTCCGTGATGGCATATATAAGACATGGAATTTTACCAGGTTATCCTGATAGTGATGCTGATCCAATATTATGTTTGAATAATGCAACTCAAAATAATGTTAAATTCAATTCAACTAAAGTAAGTTCATCTGATTCAGGTAATGTTATTGATGCAGGGGCCGAATTTAAGATAATATCTGAAAAGAGTCATATACTCATTGGTAAGAAAGGTTCTGAAAGAACCTATTATGTTGAATGCACTGAAAATAGTAATGTTGATTTTCCTACAGAAACTTATTTGAAAGATGAATTATGTTATGAGTATAAGATATTCGCAGATGAAAATAAGAAAAAACTTCTTGTTACTTTTTATAGATCACGCACCGGAACAAATGTATCTTTTATTCGGACATTAGAAGTTTATGAGAGGTTACCTAAAAAATTAAAAGTAAACTGTGAAAAAATAGTTTTAAGTAATCAAAGTTCTAGAAATAGTATGGGTTATGTTCATCCAGATAAACCAAAAATAATTAATATCTTAAAACCTAATGATGAGAATACAATCTGGGGAACTTTAACTCATGAAATGGCGCATTGTTTTGATTTTACTAATAAATATGTGTCTAACTCTGATTTGTATGTTCGGAATCTTAATGAAGATTTAAGGAAAAAATTACCCAATGGTGATTTTTCAAAACTAACTGCAGATTATTTTATCACTGAACCGGCTTTTGATGATTATATTGGCCAAGGGGAACATGAAAATGCTCCTTATGCTGAAGATTTTGCGGATAGTGTTGAAATGTTTTTAATCAATCATTCTGTGTTTAAGAAGAGGTATCCTAATAAAGCAAATTATTTAAATAAGTTATTATCATAACATATATTAATTCATAATAAATGGTGATTTTATGGCATTCATTAGATTGGGTGGTGAAAAAGTTGAAGGATTTTATTTTCATAATAACTGGAAAGTTCAAGTTGATTATGGTATGAATATGACAGAAATACCATTTTCAGATTATAATGAAATTGATGAATCATCATTACCTTCTAAAGATGTACTTTATTGTAGAGGAGGTAGATCTAGTGATTATTTTAGAATATTGAAATTATTCAAAGACGGAAAATTAATAAGTGAAGTTATAGAAAAGAATCCTAATTATGTTCCAAGAGATACTCAATTGAAAATGTTGGAAGATCATGTGATTATTGGGGAAGATGTGGAAAGAGTATTTAATTTTCCTAATGGTTATTCCGCTAAAATTGAGTATTGGATTTCACCAACAGAACGTGATCATAAACATGGATTTTACACAGCTAAATATAGAAAATTAATTTTATCGGATGATAAAGATAATATTATTTCTGATATTTTTGAAGATAATCCTAATTACCGTAGTTTTGATAAGATTTGTTGGGATTATTCTGATACTTCAGGTAGATTCTAATACCATTATTTTTTTGAACATTTCACCACATAAACTATCATATTAATTCATAACCATAAATTGGAGGATTCACCATGTCTGATAATGAAACATTAAACCGAGACAAATTATTACTTGAATTAATGACTCATGTATATGAAGAAGATGAACGTAGAAATGAGCTAGTTGATTCAAAAAATAGCCAAATGATTATTTTATCTGGAGCAATGTTAACCCTTCAATCTACATTAATAACTAAATTATTGATTGATGATGTTTTATTAAATACTGATTTGGCTGTGGCATTATGTTGTAAATTGATTTTATCTGAGTTAATGTTAGTATCTATTATAGGTTATTTCATTTCAATGTATCTATTTATTGATGCATATACTTTCAAAGATGATTATCAAATGATTCCCCATCATGAATCAGTAATTGAAGCTAGAAAGGACAATGATTCTGAAGCAATTATTGTTTCAGAAACGTTGGATGAATATAATAAAGCTATTAAAAAGAATGATGAATTAATAGAGAACAAAATTAATAAAGGGCGTCAAGGGTTTTGTCTTTTGAAAATATCTGGATTTTTAACTTTAATATTTTTAATTTTATTTATAATTATTTTATTTTGTTAAATTATAGATAATTAATGAGATGTAATTATCTCATTATTTATCATCTGATCTTTTTGGGACTGGCTTTGATCTTATTCCCTTTTGAGTTCTACGAGAAAGATCTTTTGTAAACTCGTTGGTTGATTGTTTATCAGTTCCTTTTTTGTCTTTTTGTGACAAAGTGTATCACCTCCATTTTATATTTTGTTATTTAATTTTTTTATTTTCTAATCTATATAAACCATCTTTCAATTTTTTTTTATCGTATGGTGGAAATTATCTTGGCAGGGTTCGATTCCCTGATCCACCACAAAAAAAATAAAATAATCTATAAACTGAACTTTTTATAAATAGGAAAAAAAGGTTTTAAGACTGGTGTCTAAAACATATTTTCCCATCTCTTAAATAGTTAAAACAATATTTTAAGTACCTTATTTCCCAGAGTAAACTGGGTTAACAAATCCTCTATACACCAGTTAACTTCTATCAGCTAATAATTTTCCCCTTTTTTTTTTGAAACACATAGTTTGGGAAAAAAAACACCATAAAAATAATTTTGAGGTTTTAAAAGAAAAAAAAGAATATCCAATTTTTGTGCATACAAACGAATTTTTTTTTATATTCTTATGTAAATTAATTTATAAAAAAACTATCAATATTTTCTTTAATATAATCTCAAAATTATTTAATTCACCTCTTTTTTTTATTATCATCATGTGGGATTGCTACTTATTAAAAAAAATATTATATAAGGGTTTAAATCCCTAATCCCACTTCTCTAAAAAAAATAATAATATTGTAGTTGAAATAATTATGACAGTTAAAACTGAAGACAAGCTGCTATTCAAATGGTATGCTCCATCAACACATAAATCATATAATTTAAATGATGATGGAACATTAACCATAGAAGGAGTGGCATCTACAACAAATCGAGATTTAGAAGGAGATGTTATTCTTCAATCTGCAATTGATTCAATGAAGATTCAACTAACTACAACTAGAAAAAATCTTCATGGGGATCACGAGTATACTCTCTTCAAAGGAATCCTTGGAGCTATTACTAAAGTTGTAGATTCAGATAATAATATCTTGAAAATCCGAGCCACAATCTTATCTAAATTTGCTCCTCTTATTAAGGAGATGTTAGACATTGGTGTGCAGCTTGGATTAAGTATAGGTGGTAGAATAAAAGACTATGACCAAACCAATGATGGGTGGGAGATAAAGGATATTGACCTTTTTGAGATTAGTCTTACAGGCATGCCAGCTAACTATGACACATTCGGAACAGTCACCACAGCTAAAAATGTGGATGTTGTTGAAACTAAATGTTTAGCTGGAGCATGTCATATTTTAAGAAAAAACATGGAGGCAAACAAAATGCCAGGAGAAAATAATTCTCAGAACAATGAAAAATATGTTACTGAAGAACAAGTTAAAAGTATCTGCAAAGATTTCATGGATGAATATCTTGCAGAAAACAAAGAAGAAATTCAAAGTACTGTGATTGAAGCAGTTAAATCAGATATTGAAAGAATTATTGATGAAAAGATTAGCGAGTTAACTGAACCTCAACCTCCAGCAAACAATAACAATAATGGAGACAATGTAGGGGAAAAAGCTCTTGTTGAAGAGTTAAAATCCTTAAAATCAGAACTTTTAGATGAAATCAATAAAAACAAATTCACTGATGAAGATTTCCAAAAAGGATTAGCAGATTATATTAATAAAAATCGTAATCCGAACCCAACTCCAGCACCGCAAAACCACAGCGATGATGAAGGTGAAGTGAATACAACTAAAACTTTCACTGCTGAAGAAATCTTCAAAAACATTGGAGCTAATCAAAAATCCTCTGGATTATTATCCAGATTAGGAACAAACAAGGAGGAATAAACATATGTCTGAAGAAATGACATTAAAAGATTTACAATCCAATTTCATGGATTTGAACAGGGGTATGCAAGAATTACAAAAAGCAATGCAAACAACAATGAATGCAAATGCAGTAATGCCTGTTGAATGGGATCCTGAACTCAAGAAAAGAGTATCATTACAAACCCCATATCTGGAATTCCTAAAAAGCCAAGGTTGTGTAAAATCAACAGCAAAAGTAAAAGTAGGGTACAAATTAAAAGAAAACAAAACCAGAACTAACTTCATGTTAGAAGATGATGAAATTCAATCTTCCACCCCATCTGACTTTGATAAAAGAGTAGCTTTCATGAAGATATTGCACTATAATATTAACATGGGAGATATTGCGGAAAAAGCAGCTGAATTTGATTTATTCAAAGATGACCTTGAAGATGGTTTAATTGATATGGCAAACACATTAGATTACAGTTTACTTGAAGGAGTTGGTGAAGAAGAAACTAAAGATTTCAAAGGTTTATTCAAAACTATCCGCACTAACACATTTGACTTAGGAGGGGACTTATTAACTAAAGATGATATTGTTTCTATTGTTGAAGCTATCATTCAAGAAAATGGTTACCCAACTGGATTAGTCGCTACTCCAGAAGTAGCAAATCAAATAAATGATTTGTACTTCCCAGGAACTGTTAAACCATTAGAATATGAATTAACTGCAGGATACAAAGTAACTGGTATTTACAATGCAGCAGGAAACATCATTCCAATCATTGTTGATAGGCATGTTGACAATAGTAAAGGTGAAAAATTAGCGGTTGTTGATACATCAAGTATTAAAGTGCGCGAATTCCAACCTCCTACTGTTGTACCATTTGCTAAAACTAAATTAGCTACAAGTCAATCAATTATTCAAGTTATTACTCAATATAATGATGCTGAATATAAAAATGGTATGATTACTGGTATTGGTCGTGATGAAGACAGAAAAACTAAAACCAAATTAGGTAACATTAACTTTAACATCATGGGCACTGATGGCAAACCTGTTAAAGGGGCTAAAGTCAGTTTTACTGATGAAAAGAACAATGTTTTCAAATCAGGAACTAGTAACAATCGTGGATTAGCTGAAATGATTCAGGTACCATATGGAACATACAATGTAGATTATGATACAATCCCATCTGGTTACACTAAAATTGCTATTGCAGATTATGATGTATCTGCAGCTGAATCTAGAGTTAGCTTAATACTCACTAAAAACTAAAACATACTCTAAAAAGGAGGCTTGTAATTTATGGCTATTGAATTACCTCCTTTCTCTAAAATTTACAAACAAAGAGAAGGAGTAGACAAATTTTTCTATGATAAATTAGTTGAAGTGGTTGAAGTAGTTAATGCATTAACTGAAGCTAAAACCAGTAAGGTTAACCTCTCAGTAAAAGATGATAATGCTGAGGGGGTTGCTGGGGCTCAAGTAACTTTAACCAGTGGTGGAAATACTTACACTTCGGGGGATACGGGTAATGCTGGAGGAGCATCAATTAATAAGGTTCCTTATGGGGTATATTCAGTAACTGTCACTGTACCTGAAGGATACACTGCATTAGCATCCTATGATAATGTTACGGTTAACTCCGAAAATACTAGTGTAAATTTAACTGTTAATAAGAATACAACTATCTGAGAGGAAACTCCAGAACAATGATAAAGTATTCACATAAATAATATTTTTTTTTAAAATAAATGCTTTGGGAGTTTTTAGAATTATGCAAAACATGAATATTGATACTGAATGTGTAAAATCGTTTTTAACTTCCAAAAACATTTCTCCAGAATCTTATGATGATGAAACAATAACTAAAATGCTTGAAATTCAATTGAGAAAAATTGAATCCGAAACTGGAATAAATATATTTCCAGTAGCACATGTTGATACTGAATTCAATTTCAACTGGGATAGTCAAGATTACAACATCAAACATTATCCAGTTCAAACAATATTCCAAGTCAAAGTAGATTATACAAGAATATGCCCGAAGGATTATATTCTTGATAAGGAAAATGGTAGGTTAAGATTCTTGAAGAAATTAGATGAAGGAGAAGCATTAATTGTACAATACACAAGTAAAGAATCAGATAGTTTCATTAATTCAAAGATATTGCCATTGGCTTATGATATGCTTCTATATGAGTTAGACTCATCTCCAACCAAAAATGCATCCAGTGTGAAAGAAAAAGATGTATCTCTTAACTTTGATACAAATAACTCTTTAATTGCATTAATAAATCAGCGCATGAACACCTTGAAAAATAGTAGGCGAAAACCACTTACAAGGATGTTATAATTATGATTCCTTTTTTCAATAATGCTACTATAAAAGTATATTCTTATAATGAATGTGATGAAGATTTTTTTGGAGAAAAACATGAATATCAATGTAAAGGCGAATATCCTGCAGATGTCCAACCATTATCTCCAGAATCATCTCAAAGAGTTTTTGGTAAAATTTTACAAGATACATATAATGTTTACTTGAATATTAATGTTCCAGTTAAAGATACAGACTTAATAAGGATTCCTGATGAAGGTACTTTTGAAATAGTAGGATCTGTGGAAACATGGAATCATGGATTGATAAATCATAAAAAACTCACAATCAAAAAACTTAGAAAAGAGGAGATTAATTATGAGCATGTCGATTAATATCCAATTTAGTAAACATTTTGAACAGGTGGTTGGTGCAGACATTACTAAAATAGCCGATAAAGCATTGCAAAGAACTATTGCCGAAGCAGATAGCATATGTCAACAAGAAGCACCTGTAAAAACAGGAAACCTTAGAAGGAGTATTGGAACTTCCCATCCAAGTATTTGTAGGGTTTGTTTAACATCTAATGCTAAATATTGGAGAGTTATACAATATGGTTCAAAAGCACATACTATAACTGGAAATCCATTATTAGCTTGGAAAGGAAAAGAGGATGGTAAAATGCATTTTGCAAGAAAAGTTAATCATCCAGGTACTGAAGCTAATCCTTTTGTCACACGTACTGCAAAGAGGATTGTTGGAGAAAATATTATTCAACTAAATATTCAGGACATGCTTATTGCTGAAGGTATAATGGGGTGAAATATTAATGTATCCTATTGTAAATGCATTTTGGGAACTTCTTAAAGGTAACATTACTTATGAAGATAAAACAATTCCTATTGTGAAAAGATTAAAATCAAAAGATAAAACCCCTTGCATTACTCTTGACATTGCTTCAGACATGCAAATAAATAGAGATTATCGGACAGATAAAACTCAAAGAATTGTACTTGAACATAGTGCTGAAATATGGGTTAATATATGGTGTGACACAGAAGAAGAAAGACATACTATATTAAGTCAAATAAGATTACTGTTTTTCAAAGCATTAGGAAATCATTACACTACATGCAGCCATTACAATGATGGAACATGCAACTTTTTAGATAGGGAATGTGAAGCATTAACTGTCATGAATGGTAGATCCGCAAAGAGCCAATGCCCACATCCAAAAAGAAATGATTACACTAGTTGGTTCAAAAAACATCATATCATCAAAAGATCATTTAGATTATCAGGTATTTCTGAAATGGATGAACTGGATGTTGCAGAACCAGTTTTGAGAACATTAATCAAATTTGATTTGAATTATATTATGTCACATGACCTTGGAGGAATTGTGGCAACTGATTTAACAATTGAAGATGATTTAAGATGACAAAGAAAAAACAAGAACCATTAGATGAAGTTAAAGAAATTAAAACTCCTGCAACTCAGAAAAGAATACTATATGAATTAGTAGCTGAATCTCCATTACGTGAATATGTCATTGTTGGAGCATTAGCTAAAGCAGGTTTATTGTCTCAATTTGAGCAAGAGAAAAAAGAATATGGTTATCAAGATGTGAAACCATCTATTACTGAAAAAGAATTTGATAAAATATTATCAGATTTCTTAGGAAACTCAAAAAATAAAAAGATATGAATAAAAAAACAATGGTGATTATGAATGACAATTGAACAAACACCTAATATTACATCTATTGAAACAGACCATGATCCAATGGTGAATGGTGAAGGTGCAGTTATCCCTTTGATTATTGGGCAAACTGGAAACACAGTGGAAGCAGATAATATTCAAATCAAAAAGTATAGGAATATAGAACAAGTTGGCTCTAGTATTGAAAATGGAGGAATTGGAAATGCAGAGACTAACATGACTTACCAATTTTGTAAAAAATTTTTAAAAGAAACTAAAAAAGTCTACAGTGATGATATTGGTTTACCTTTTATTTATGTTATCGATATGGGGAGTATAGATTTCACCAATGGGGAGGCGTGGGCAGAAGCATTCAATGTAGCAATGACTCAACAAGATGTTGGTGAAATTAATATTGTGGGCTTTAAAAAAGAAGATAAAACTAAATCAATAACTGATGATGAAATAGCTACCATTGTTGGAATAATGTCTTCTTTGAATGAGATTATGGTCAATGATTCAAAAAAAGGAAGACCAAAAAATGCATTATTTACTGTTGAATATTCAACAGATGAGGATATGATGAAAATCACTGATGATTCTAAGGCAACTTTTATTCAAAAAAGTAGAATCTGGCCATGTGTATCTGACTTTTATCCTGAAATGTGTGCAAGATTCTGTTTAACCCCATACGATGGGGAACCGGGTTTTTATGATTTCAGAAGCGTATCTGCTGAAGATGTTATAATTAGAACTGATAATCAAGAGGAATTGCTTCAAAATGCAGGTATCAATTTCATCAGAGTGGAGATGGAGGGAAATATTGAACATGCGAAATTATGTCTTGGAGTATCTTCTGCAATGGCACGTGCTGAAAGACCTGCTGATGCGTTACCTCATTTCAGAAGAAATACTGACCATCTTTTAAGAAGAATTCATTTTGCATGTTATCCTCAATTGAAACGTAACGAGTTAAAAGTTAATTTCAAAATGTTACAATCAGATGTTGATGATATTGTTGATGAGGAAATTAGAAAAGGGGCAATGCAAAAAGGAACCAAGGCAATAGTTTCAGAATCACCTTCAAGTGTGCCTAAATTACATATTAAAACTATATCAAAACCTGTTAATTCAACATTGTACATTGTCTCTGAGATGTATATATCCCCACCAGATATTCTTGCAGGGGAAGTCACTAACTAAAAAAAATGGAGGATTATATTATGACTGATCAAACTGTTGAATTTATTGAAAAAACCTATGACATGGCAATATTAAAATTTAATGAAAAATTAATCCCAGGTAAAGGAATTAAATTTTCAGGTAAATGGAAAAGAGAAAGGATTAAAGTTGATAATGCAAAGCATGGTGTGGGATGGAAAACTTCTGATGAAGAATATAGTGGGGAGTTATCTGATATTCCATATAAATATTGGGATGATGTGCAAGAGATTATCGAGGAATTGGATTCAAATCCATTAGCATTAAACATTGCTTGTTATAATATTATCGATGATGGGGAATATGAAGAAAGAGGAGTATTGAGATACGCCACAATTACAGATTTTGATAGTACTGCTGTTGATGGTACTTTTGGTATTAAATTTGAAGCATTATTATTTAAACATTAATAACAAATGCTTTTTATTATTTTTATTTTTTTTTTTACAAGATTTTTAAAATCGACAAAGGAGTTAATCGTATATGTCAAAAGAAGTTGTTACTGGTGATGAAAAAGAATTTATGGATGAATTTTTATTGGAAAGTCAATATCTTACAGAGTGTAAGCAATTACCTTTGGATGTCTTGGATGAAGATGAATTTGCTGTTGTTGAAAAATGTTTAAATCAAGAAGATTTAACAGATGAGGAATTAACTTTTTTGAAAAAGGTTCTTTATAGATATAGGGAAGCTATGAAAAAGTTGGATGTAGCTAACAGTGAAGAGAATGTGGAAACTGTCCGTAAGCATATTAAATCTGAAAAAGAATTATTGGCTTTAATTGATGAATTGGAAGAGAATTACAAACTTCAAATGGTATATTGTTTGAGGAATGGTGAAGAAGTAATACTTGACCTCATAGTCAAACCCTTGACTGATAGTCAAGCAATCAGTGAGATGCAGACTCATGCAAATCTATTTAAAGAATTGAACACTAATGAACGTGTTGTTTGGAGTAAAGTAATGCAAGGTCAAATGGTATATACTGAAGAAGAAAAGAAACTTGCAGAACACATTGCTGATAAATATGAAGAACAGGAATATGATATGGAACATAAAACACAGGGAATGAGAGAATTCCTTGCAAGACAGGTTGAATTTGAAAACACTAGTTTCAAAACATATAATCAAAAATTAAAATTTTGGAATAAGATAGAAGTCACAACTGTAATAGATCTGTATCAGAAAGTCAGAAAAATGCTTCATATTGATGAGCAGAAAACAGAGGAATTATTTCTCAATGAGTGATAGTTTCATGGGGGAAGTTTATTTTAGAGTATCACAACATCTAGGGATTGTAATAAGTGAAGTAATCAGAAAAAAATTCACTCCCGACATGATGTTATTAATACATAAATACAGCAATATAGTTCGTAATGAATATAAAGAATATCAAAAAATACAGGAAGAACTCAATAAAAACAAATTTAAATAAATAGATGATATTATGGCTACTTTAGAAGACATAATGCTTAATATTGGTGCAACAGATAGTGCAAGTAATGTATTTAAAAATGTTGGATCTAATGCACAAAGCATGGCATCTACAATTACTAATGCACTTAACAGTGCAAACACAGGATTTCAAAATTTAAGCAATGTTAGTGACAATATTATAGCCAGTTTATCTAATGGGAAATCCGCAGCGGATTTATTATTTGCTACAACAAACAAAGCTGAAACAAACAGTGTACTTGTCAACATGATGAGTGATAATGCAGCTGCAGCAGAAAAATTAAACAAACATATTGATGAGGTTACGAACACTAGTCTTGTAAGTATGCAGAATTTGATTCCTGCAATGAATGCATTTAAAACAGCTACTGGTGCAACAGATGCTCAGATATATGATGCAACAGATGGAATAGCTGCATTTGGTGCAAAAGTATTGGCACAGACAGGTTCAGTTGAGTTATCAGAGCAAGCAATGATGGACCTCTCTAAAGGTATTAAAGGAGCATGTGCATCATTAGACCAGTATGGTATTACAACAGATGCACTGAAAAGAACTGGCTTATGGAATGGAGAGGAGAGTGATATCAAAGGTTATATTGCAGCAGTACAACAATTAACTGGAGATACATCTGCATTAATGGAAACCAATGAAGGTTTAGATGCAAGATTAGGAAAAGCTTTTAGCAGTGCTGGTAAAAAAATAGGTAATGAATTTTTACCTCAAATTAAAAGTGTTAAACAAGCATTCTTGGACTTAAATTCATCTACAGGGGGAGATTTTGCTGCAAGTATTATTGTTGCTGCTCAGGGGATAGATATATTTAGTCAAGGAATGGGTTTTGCAGCTCAAACTGCTCAAGGTATAAAAGGTATTAGAGATGCTTTTAGTGCAGTTAGTGATGGTGTGAGTATTGCTACTGATTGGTTAAATAAATTTCGTGCTGCTGAAGAGGCAGCATCTGCAGCAGATATTGCTGATAATCTGTCTGGGTTGACTCCTGGAGCAATTCAAGAGGCTGCTGCATTTGGTGGGGGAAATGTTAGTTTTAAAAATTCGCCTGTAGATATTAATGATGCTGAAATGTTACAGGATATGATGGATTATCAAGTTGCTTCCTCTGAAGGGAGTTTGTCTAAGATGGCTGTGTTGGAAGAGAAATATGGGCACATGAATCTTTCTGCGAATGCATTAAAATCTGAATCAGAAATAGTTGCAGAAGTTATGGGTGATATTCCTGATACAAAAGGAATGTCTAAAATTTCAAAGGCTACTGAAGATGTGGTTGAAGATGCTAGCAAAATGGGAAATGTGGGTTCTAAAGCAGCAAGTGCAGGGGCAGGAATGCAAGCTAGTTCTGGAGGGTTATCTGCAATAAGTGCAGGTGCATCATCAATGTTAGTGCCTTTACTAACAATCGCTGTAGTAATAGCTGTGATGATTCCTGTTGTAACTGCATTAGCTGCCGAAGCATTACTGTGTATGAAAGGAATACAAATGTTAGTGGATGCACTTGACTTTGGAGGCATTGATATTGATGATGACTTGGAAGGCATTAAAAAGATTGGTGAAGTTATATTGAACATAGGCATTGTAATGACAGAAATGACATTCACTGCAACAATGACTGGAATATATGGTTTTGTTCAAGGATTATTCATGATAACTAATCCAATTCAATTAGCAGTAAATCAAATAAAAACTGTAGTTCCAATTATTAATCAATTAGCAACAGTTGGAGATATTAATGATAGTATTCCCGGTAAACTTCAAAAGTTAGGAGATAGTTTACAATCTATTTCGGCTGCAACAAATGCTATGACTTCAACTAGTGTCACTGTGGGATGGGGTAATTTTGTCGCATGGATTTTTAATTTTAGCAACACCACAGATGCAATTGGCCAAGCTAAAGATGAATTGATAAAAGCTGCAGATTCAATAAATCAATTGAAAGGATTGCCTGACATTGATGGTGGAGTTGCTTCCAGATTGAAAAGTGTTGGAGACTCTTTAAAAGGAGTTTCTGATAGTATTGGAGCATTACGTAGTATTCGTGATGGTCAAAACTGGGATGGTTTTGTCACTGGTTTATTTGGAGGGGTTGATATTCAAACTGCATTAACTCAAGTAAAATCTGATATTGTCAAAGCTGCTGATGCTCTTAAAAACTTTAGTAATCTCCCGGATATCCCCCAAGATGTGGGTAGTAAATTAAGAAATATTGGCGACTCTTTGAAAGGAGTTTCTGATAGTATCAATTCATTGCGTTCATTAAGGGATGATATGAATTGGGATAATGCAATAGGAGGGTTATTTAGAGGTGCAGATATCACTTCTACTTTGAATAATGTTAAAAGCACATTAACAAATGCTGCTAGGACATTAGCAACATTCAACAGCATTCCTAATGTTCCCCCAGGTATTGCAACAAAAGTAACAAGAGTAGCTGATGCTACAAAAGTAGTTGGTAATGCAGTACGTGCAATGCAAGGAGCCAATATTCCTAATGTTGTTACACTATCAATGTTACCTGCAAAGATTGCTTCTGCTAAAAATGTATTGCAAAAAACAGCTACTGAATTAATAGGATTGCAAAGTGTTCCTACAGTACCTGATGGATTATACACTAAAGTTGCTAGAATAGGTACTTCCTCTAGAAATGTAGGTAATTCTGTTAATATTATCAAGGGTATTCCACAGGTAAATCAAAGTGCAGGAGGTAAAGTTCAACGTGCAGTATCAGTAATTAAAAAAGCAGCTAAGGAATTAAATAAATTAAAAGGCACTAATGTTAATGATGTGGGAGGAATATTATCTAGTGTCCGTAAGGCTTTAAATCAATTACGTGGAACATTATCTAGTATGGGTGGAAGCTTCAAAGGAGCAGCACATGGAATAGGTGCAGGTATAAAAGCAGGTGTTGTATCAGGTATGAGTGGATTATCCGGGGGAGTTCATGCTCAAGCATCAGCTGCAATGGGAGTGTTCCAAAGTACTATGGTAGGAGGTGCAAGAAATGCAGGTAATGGTGCTAGAGCTGCTTTTCAAGGTAGTTTCAAATTAGCAAATATTGCTCAAGCTGAAATGGGGTATGCTGTTCAAGCAGTTAAAAATGGTAGTGGTGCTTTAGCAGATGCATGTAGAATAGCCGCAGAAAAAGCCGTGGCTGCTGCTAAAGAAGGGGCAGATTCACATTCCCCTGGTGCTATTGCTAGAATGTGGGGTCAAGAAATAGGAGAATACTCTGTTCAAAAAGTATTGTCTGGAGCATCATTACTTGTACGGACTGTAAGGGACACTTCAAGAAGAGTAGTTGGTGCATGGGGTTCACCAAATCTAGGTATTGGAACCAATATTGAAAGATTAAATAATATCCCTAATCCTAATGCTTTGCAAGGTATGGGATTACTAAGTAAAATAATGCCACAAATGCAAAACACTAATAAAACTATTATATTTAATATTGGTAATGGTGCATTTCAGTTAGATGCACGTAATTTAACTCAAACTGAATGTCAAAAAATAGTGACTCTTGGATTAGAAGGAATAAGACAAGTTCAAGATGTTAACATTAGAGGGGTTAGATAATTATGGTTGATATGAATAAACATATTATTCCTAATAGTGAGCATAATCTTGAAATAGATAGATTTGCTTTTTACATTGATGATTGGGATCTTAATGTGGCTACACCTATGAGGGAATTGAACGAAACTCAAATAGCTTTAGGGGTGCCTTTTGTGTCAAGAGGTAAATTTATTCCTCGTGAAGGAACTTTTTATACTACAATTTTTATTGAGCCTCATCATCCTGACCTTTATTATAAAACTTTCACTAGATTGAACAATAAACTATGTGAGGTTTATTGTCCATTATTGGGGGGTATTTTCACAGCGAGTGTTCAAATTAAATGGCAGAAAGATACTCCCACCACTTTGAAATTACAAATATCTGTCAAAGAAGTTATTACTAATGGAAAATCAAATATTCCTGGTGAAGAATCATTGGAAAACTTGGATACGGTTATTGTGAAAAATGGAGGTTAATAAGATGGTTTCTGCATATGCTATTCCAAGATATCTCCTTGAAATTTACAAGACGGATGAAGAAAACTTTGAGCCTTATGTTCCCAATACAAGTAACAATGAAGAAGAATCTGTTAAAGATAAAGTTAAAGAAGAAGGTAACAAAGAAACAGATGAAGAAACATATGATGTTGAAGAAAACAAAGATGGTTTCACACTTCATCAAGGAGAAATCCAAGAAATTTATTATTACAGAAATTTACATTCTATAGGGTGGGATCATGATTATGAAGATATGTCTAATAGTGGGTCATGTGAAATACCTTACTTCGAAACAGATTTGTCTCAATGTTATCTTGGAGTTAGATTGTTACTTAGAGTAGATTGGGAGGAATATAATGAAAAAAGAGTATTAAAAGAATTACCTCCGGCAATCCTCGGATTCATTACTGAAGAAAGATTCAATAATGGTTTAACTAGCCTTAGTTTATCAGGTATGGATAAAACACTTGAAGAAGAATACCAATTTGAATTTACTCAAATGAAACGTTCTGAAATCATTACTGAAATGATTAAAACTGCTAATTTAAAACCTGATGTTGATGTTACAGGATTACAAGATGATGTGATAGATTATAGTAATGTCAATAGTGGGAATGGGGATTCTGGAGGGGTTGGTGGAAACTATGCTTCAATCAACGACTTTGTGAAAAAAGCTATTAAAGGAAAGAAAGGAGATAGAGCTAAAGCAGAAGCAATTCATAATGCTTTGAAAGCGATTATTAGATATAGTTCTTATTCATGCAGTAATTATCCTCGTGATCCTGAAGCTTGTTTGAAAAATGCAAGTCATTTGAACTGTGCTGATACTAGTTGTTTGACTTGTACTTGTTTTAAAGCAGCTAAACTAACTGCAAGAGTTGTTCATGGACCTAATCATTTTTGGACAGAAGTGCAAATTGCTGGTCAGTGGATAGCTTCAGATTTAACTGGTTGTGAAGGTTGTGAATCAAGAAGAAGTTTGGGTCAAGTTTGGAATAATTATAATAAAGATCGTGTCTGTGGAGATTTTCCTAGTTGTTAAAATGGTGATTATATATGTCAGAGGTTGTAGTAGGTTGTGATAGAAATGATGGTAATGATGCAAAGGTGCAGAATGCAGTATGTGATGCTTTGCAAAAAGCAGGACATAATGTAGAAAAATTAGCTATTGCTCCTAATCCATTTGCGGCTTATTCTTACAGTTCAAGAGCGACCGGCAAAATAGGAGTGTTCATTATAGCTGCAGGCACATATTCAATCGCAGACTATTACTACGGTGCAGCTAAAAATGGTAATAGTTTTAAGTTTGCCGTGTTTGCTATTCGTGGGGACATTTCAAGTCAAATAGCTGGGCGTGAACCAGGCTTCAGTAGTAGACCTATTGGTGCTGATGCAGATTGCCCAGCAAGGCTATGTGCTAATATTCGTGGTTTAACATTCAAACAAATGAATCAAAAATTAAAAGACAAAGTAAAAATCGTCGGGGGTTCTTCAGCTCAAGAAATAGCAAAAAATGTTGTTAATGCTATTGGTGGAGGTTCTACAGAAGATGGTGGAGATTCATCAGCTTCAACAATTAAAGATGCTATAAAAGAAGTAGCTAGTTTTTGGGATGGTGAGATTGAAATCACAGTAGATCAAGATACTGTTCGTGTACGTAAAATTCCTGAACCTGAAAGAGATCATTTGGAGAATAATATTATTGAAGGAACAAATGTTCACTTGAATAGTATTAGTGTTCAGGATTATCATCCAGATACAATAAATATCTTGAAAGTTCATTGGCCAGGGGGAGATGACATTGTATTATCTGACAAAGCATTAATCAGCAGGTTTGGTGAAAAGCCAAAAGAAACTGATGCAGTTAAAAGGATTGTTAAAGAAGATAATGTGGATTCATCATCAACAACTACTCCTTCTACTGATGCAGAAACAGCAACTGATGATACAACATCTCCTGAAGATAGTGGAGAAACAACATCTCCATCAACATCATACGAAGAAGTACCCTGTGAAACATATGATGAAGCATTAAGCTTCGCCAACCTCGAATGGGTAAAAATCAGAAGAAACAATGGGCATGAAATAGAGCTAAAAGTTATTGGAGATTATCACTATAAACCTGGGTGGGTTTATGTGAAATTATATTCGTATCCTACAGACATGTGGATGTATATCAAAGCTGTTAACCATGAAATTTCAGAGAATGGTGAATTTAATACAAACATCACATTGGTAGATTATCCTCCAAGTCTTGGAGAATGGAATGAAGATTCAAATGAAGAAGAATTAGATGAAGAGGAAGAAGCCCCTACTGAGGATGTGGAAACATGAGAACTACCAATAACATCACATTAACCAATAAAAGACAATATGACCCATTGAAATTATTAGTTAATCAGATTATTGATGATCGTAAAATTGAAGAAACAATTAATAAAACGGTGGATGCTTCAAAAATTAGAACTGGTAAATTATTAAAATTTTACCCGTACCTTGATAAAGCTGAAGTACAGTTGAATAATATTACTAAACCCGTTCTTTGTAGAATGTTTCATAGGTTTGGAGGTAGTTTAATTGATTTTTTCACCCCTGAAGGGGAAAATGCTTTTTGTGAAACTTTGAAAGAACCTTGCATACTTCCAAGAGAACAATTACATGTTCTTGTTGCAGACATTTCAAATGAAGATGCTAAAGAAATGTTAATGTTAGGGTACTACCATCCAGAAGATATTGTGGGTATTAAACCAGCAGATCAAAATTATTTCAAACTCACGAACATTGGTGCAACAAACATATGGGGAATTGAAATAGGTAATGGTGAAATTAAAATAAATACGATGGCTGGAATCACATATACTGAAGGAGAATTCCATGCAGATAATACTGAAGTGAATTATGCGGATATTGAGAACATCTACACCAAGAAAGAAGTTTACACTAAAAAAGAAGTTGATGACCTCATAGCCCAAATGAAACAAGAAATAATTGATGAAATAATAAATGATGAGGGTGAATAAAAATGTTACCCATTGATTATGAATCAGATGATTATAAGTTTAATAAAACATTGCATAGGGATGTTAAAATATCTCCGAATCAATGGAACAATAAATGGGATTTACAATTTGAAGATGGAGATTTTAAAATCGTATCTGGTCATGATAGTTTAAGAAATGCTATAAATATTGCAATTATGACTAGATATAAAGAATTGAAAAATGAATTATATAGTCCAGATTTTGGTTGTAAAATTCATGAACTAACAAAAGCTAAAAAATCTACAATTGTTCAAAAGAAAATTGCTTATTATTGTGAAAATGTTTTGAAAGAAATGAGAAGAATCAAAACTGTTAATGAAATAATAGTTACTGATAATAAGGATAATAATGCTCATAAATATGGGGTGTTTTTCAATATTACAAGTATTAACGATGAAGTGATTAGTGGAAGTGTTAATTTATGAGTAATTACGATTTTGAAAAAACTACATTTGAACATTACAAAGAAATTTTTAAGAAGAAATTAGAAGATGGGTCAGATTATCATCTGATTAGTTCTGATGAAAATTTCCTAGATTATATTGAAAATCGTGAGGATATTAGTAATTGGTTTGTGATGGATTCTAGTTTGAATGCTGAAAGTCTTGCTGAGTTATTTGAATTTATCAATCAAGTGTATTTATCTTCAAAAGTAGAGGTTCCAACTAAATCAGGTAATCTTGTTGTCGGGGCTACTGGTAGGGATTTAGATGCTATTGGTAAACTATTTGCATGTCCAAGACCAACCTCTACTAAAGCTGGTGTTGAATTAACATTTACTTTAGATAGGGGTTTGCCTTCTGATGTTACTGAACCTGCAGGTGTTCAAGTTACAAGTAAATCTGGTGTAATCTTTGAAACTGTTGAAGATATATATTTTGCTGCAGGTAATACTGAATGCACTGTTCAAGCTTTTGCTATTAACTCAGGAACTGGAAGCAGAGTTGCCGCGAATACATTGACAAAGGTTTTGTCAAGAGTGGATAATATCCCTGTTGCTTTTAGTGTTACTAATTTAACAAGTGCTGCAGGAGGTAGTGATGCTTATGGTGATGATGATTATCGTGATTTAATTAAAAATTGGATTAAAGTCCATTTGAAAGGTCATCATTATGCTTATATCAATTATTTTGCACGTGTTGATGGTGTTGATAGTTACAAATTGATTCCTAATTGGGCAGGTACAGGAACTATTAAGATTGTTGTTGATCCTGGAGATCCATATACTTTGAATAAAATTTATGATGAAATTAACAATGATGTGACTCAAGAAACAGAATCAATTGTGTTGATGGCACCTATTTTAAAAACTGTTGATGTTTATGCGGTTTGCAATGTTGATATTGATACTATTAATCATTACAGTAATAATGAGAAAGCAGATATTGCTAGTAAGATTACTGCGACCATTACTAGATATATTGATAATATGAAGTTAGGTGAGGATTTCATCCCCCATAAATTGGCTGTTTATTTAGATAATGAAATTCCAGAATTGAAAAATATTGATTTTAGTTATCCTGAAGCACCAATTACAATTAATGATGAAGAGAAAAGTGTTGCAGGAACTATTGAAATTACAATGGAATAATAATGAATTTTTTGGTGATATTTTCATGTATAAAAGTTTAGAATATTTGCTGAAAAAATATCCTTTCTTTTTGGATAAAAAAGAAGAGAGTAATTTTACTAAAACTAAGAAAGTTTTCAATAATCGATTGCAAGATATAAATAATGATTTGTTTAAGGTTTATCTTGCAGGTAAATTGGAAAAACATCTTTTGATTTGGAAAGTTCAAGAACAACCTCATTATTTTGATATTTATTTCCATGTTAGTTTTGATTATATTAAATCTGTTGAGATTATCAGAAATTATATTAAAATTAGTTCGCAGGAAATTAAGCTGGATGATGGCACTACTAAAATTGTAGAGTTTAAGGAAGAAGTTGATGAAGTCATATATACTGAAACATTTGAATATGAAGATGAAATTAATAAGTTTGAATATCTTTATGAAGGATACTCGCAAACTATCATTCCAGAAGATAAATATAAAATAAATGTGGAAACATATGAAGAATATTCATTAACAAAAGGATTCCCAGAAAACAATCAAAGATATGGTGATGAATATGACCATGACTACAGCCTAGATGCATTTGGAATATTATACAACATACCCAGAAAACAATACATTACTGTGAATGAAAGTCAATATTCGAAAACAGAACCACCATACAACAACCAAACAACAGAAGATGATTACCATTACTTGAAAAGAATACTCTATTACATCGAACATTTACATGACACTCCACTTCCAGTATTAGAAATCTATAAACTATTTGGGATAAAAGCTAAAATGCTCAATCGTGAAAGGTTAATAGCAAGAATGATTGATATTGAAAGACACATGGTTGATGGAGAGTATAATAGGGAATGGATTCCTCAAAGATGGGAACACAAAGACCAATGGTGCAACAAAGACGATGAACAATTATTCTTCCTAGCTAATGTAAACAACCCCTCACCAGTCCAAGGACAAAAATTTACATTTGATTTTAAAGTATTGGACAGTCTTGCAAAGGAAATCTGGAATACTCAATCATATAATCTAATTAATGAAGAAATATTTGAAGACTCTGAAACACCATTTTTAATTGTCCCATATATCAACAATAGTGTGGTTCCGAATTTAATATTATATTCTGATAAAAAATGGACATTAAACACTGATGATATCAATCATGAAAATGCAATATTCAATTTCAAATTATTCAAAAACATTGAAGAAATAGAACAAGACCTAATAATTACAAAAGGAATTTATGAAGTTGGTGAAAATGACATTGTTTCTGAAGAAATATTAATAACTGTAAGAGGCTGTAACACTGCAGATTGGTATGTAAATCCGATAGGGGGAAATGATAAAAACAAAGGAACAACAAAAACAACAGCATTCAAAACCGTGGATAAAGCTTTATCAAACGTAAATGGGGAGAAAAACATCATCACATTGATGTCTGGAGAACATTCATTATCAAAAGCATATCAAATCACTAATGACACCAACATCATCACATGCCCAAATGATGATGTAATCATATGGTGTGAAACCCCTACATTTTTCAGAGTAATGCAAGACAGAAAATTATATCTTCAAAATGTTACATTAAGACATAACTGCGGTTTATTATATGCCAAAGACACATTATTCACAAACAACAATAATGTCAACACTTCATTAGATGTTAAAGTCCATAAAAAATATAATATGGTCGAAACAAAAATATCTAATTTCATCATTCCAGAAGATTTAATTTACTCTGATAAATATACCATTACTGGAAAACTCGTTACAACAGAAGATACTGCAATAGATAATGAAGAAATAGATTTATACATTGATGAGGAACTTCAGTCAACTGTAACAACAAATGAAAATGGTGTTTTCACATTTAACAATATTTCATTCATGGATACAGATACACATAATTTCCAAGTAAAACATAACGACCACAAAAGTAATGATGGGAAAAATTACTGCCGCTGTGAATCTGAAACTGTTTCTAGAAAAGTTGGAATAATGCCAACAACATTGACTGCAAATGTAAGTAATGAAACTAAATTAACCAATGTTTTAACTGAAGAAAATAGAGAAATACATGCTTTAATTAAATCATTCAAGATTAAAGACCATAATAACAAAATCGCTCCTGGAAAACTACAACTAATTGAAAATAAATCAATACTTGAAACAATAGACACTACAAATAAATTTAATTACATTCCACAGACAACAGGAGTTCATGAATATACATTAAAATATATTCCTGATTATGGGTATGAAGCGAAAACAATTACATTAACAACAACTGTGGTAAAAACAAATGTTGTCATTAGAATTGCTAATAGGCAACAATATTATTCATTGAAAGATACTATCACAGTTAAAGGCACTATTGAAACTGAAGACGGGTTCGCTCTTGGATATGGTGTGCTCAAAATAGGATTCTCATCACAATCTAATATTGATCATCACAATGGAATATATTCAAAAACATTTACTAACCCCGGACTTGGATTATACACATGCACAGTATCATATGTTGAAAATTCATTCTTCAAAGCAGCAACAAAAAATTACTCATTCACAGTAATTGAAGTCGAAACTCTTGTCCAAGATATTACTCGGTCTGGAGAACATCAGGATGTAATTATTCTTGATGAAATACCCAATGACTTGTCAAATTATGGTGCAAATGATTTGATTCTCGTGCCTTCAGGAAATTATAAACAATTATTGCTTCAAGATACATTAAACACAACAGAATTAACAGATGATGACATGATTTTGTTGAATGATGATTCTAATGAATTAGATGTTTTAATTATTGAAATAGATGAGGAGGAAGATTAAATGGCTTGTAAATATGCTAGAGGGAAATATAATATTACTCCAAATGATTATGATCTCACTTTTGATTATAATGAAATTCCCTCTAACATTGATATGGAAGACGCTACTAATTTAAGTGCAAGATTACAAAATTTAATGCCTTTGACGAAAATTTTGCATTTGAACTTAGACACGAAATCTACTTCGGATTTGGAGTTAATTACTCTACATTCAAATGCAAAAATTACTTTTAACAATCAAACAATGGAGTTGAAATTCGTATGATTAATGTGAATGGAGAATATTATTTCAAGGTACACTTGCAATCAATGTTCCTAAATGAAATATTGGAAATCAAAAGGACTAATCTTATTACTTTTCGTGGTGAAGCATTCTTCATGAATAGATGGTTGAATGAAGAATTTGAACCAATAAAATATATTTGCCTGGGAAAAGGAACTGCTAACCCTCGTAAATCTGATGAAAAGTTATCCATGCAAACAGTACAGAAAACCTGTAAAACACAGGTGGATTTAATAAACAAACAAATTATTTTATCGGCAGATTTCACAGCTTTGGAAATACAAGATACTACTGAAATCGGCGTTAAAACTGCATGTGATAGATTAATAAGTCATGATTCATATACAATAATTTCATCAATTTTAGATAATGTTACAAGTACTGTTCATTTAGATTACTATTTCAAAATGGGAACAGGTAGTGTACGTGGAAATTGGAAAGTATCTGATGAAGAAAATAATGTTTATCGGATTTATGAACCAAATACTGTTGTCGGAGTAATTGAAAACAATACGAATAGTGGATATGTAAGGAAAACAAGTATTGCAGAATTAACTTCTGGAAGCTATTACTATAATAAAAATACTAAGGATTTATATATTAAAAATAGTTCAAATTCAGATCCTAATAATGATGAAATAATTGTTCAAACAATATGAGGGAGATAATTATGGCAAACTGTCCTGCAAAATATAAAAACCTTGGTTTAACCAGTTTCGATGAACAAAAAGACATCACTGTTCAAATGCTAAGGCAAATATGTATGAATGATGAATGGTTGAAACAAGAAATAGAAAAAGTGAAATATGAAACCCCTGCAGTAAACAGAAAACGATTCAGTCCCATTGCAGTAGATTCAAACAATAGTTATGGGTACAAAATAAGTAGTAATAATGATGTTGTTTTTGACTCTTCAACAAGTAAAGAAGTAGAAATTGATTTCAGTGATTTAAGTTTGATTGATACAGCAAAAACTACATGTGCTATTGAATCTATTATTGATAAGGGTCAAATAATCAATCAAGCAAAAGTAAAAAAACAAACTACTTCATCTGTAGATAAATCAACTAGAAACTATAGTCCATGGGCTGTGAAAGATTCATCAGGGAATATTATTGGTGGAGACATGATAGCTAATGAACATTGGTATGTTGGTTTTGACCGAAATAGACATTATGAAACAAGACCTAACTGGTTGGAAAATCAATTAAACAATGAAATACCTAGTGTTGGGAGAGCTCAAACATTTGAAGCTAAAAAAACGGGTTTACTTGAATCTGTTGTGTTGAATATTAAAGTTAATGAAGGTCAAGATAAACATAATACTGCTTCACCACTAATTGTTCAAATACGCAAAACAGTTGAAAAAGATGGAGCAGTATATCCTGAAGAATTGGCTTGCGGGTATGATGGAAAATATTCAGTCCTTGCCGAGCAAGAAATAAGATTTATCAATACTAGTCCAAATATTGTTAGTATACCATTTGATCATCCATGTACTGTTGAAAAAGGTCAAACTTATGCTATTGTAGTTTTATCTCCATTAAGTCATCCAACACACACCTATTGGTTAGGTGGTTGGAACAAACATTGTCATGCTGATGTTTATACAGAAGGGGATGCATTTTTTACTTTTAACAATGGTATGACTTGGATAAAGTATGGGAAAGATGATGATGTGGAATATCATCAGGGAAAATATGCTCCGCAGGATTTTGCATTTCAAGCACATATTCGTGAGTTTAAAACTGGTTATATTACTAATACTGATGAATGGTTATATTTGAAACCTATATTCAGTAATCCTGTTAAAAGGGTTAGGATAAATGCAATTGATACTGGAGAAGCAAGTGATGGTAATCTTCAATTGGAATATTGGGGTAGTAATGATGGGAGAAATTGGACAAAATTCACTAATAATCAATTATATTTCAATATTCCTAATTGTATGACTTTTATTAAGGTTCGTATGAGAACTAAGATTAATGATACTCCCATCATCGAGTATATGCGTGTAGAATTAGAGACAGATATTCCTGAACAGATGTATGTGAGAACGCATTATTACTTCCCAAAAACAAGTGCAATGTTGGGAGCTAATGCGTGGGCTAAAGTAAATGCCCCTTTTAAAGTAGAACCGTCCGTTTCTTGTGAAGCGGAAATTATTAGAAACTGCGAAGTAATGGAGCATTTTGTAATCATAGAACCTAAAGACATACAAAATTTTACATGGTTAAATGAGATAGATGCAATTAAAGTCACAGGTAAAACGAATAGTCAAAATCGCAAATATTTAATTGATCATCCAAGTGCTGTGGAAGCATTAAAAGAACATCAAATATATGTTACGGGATACATGGAAAATGAAGTTTATGTTCCAGGATTCTTTGATGGGTTTGAATTCACATCATCTCCAGCATATCCAATAATAGAATGTACACTACAACCAATCACGGGTAAAACAAAAATTTATGGTGAATGGTATGATTTCACATTTGATTATGGGAATGATAAATTAACATTTTTCAGTAATGTTCTTCAAACAATTGCCCCGGGAACATTAACTATTAAATATAATCCTTTATTCATTGATCACTTGACAAATGAAGAAATGCCATTAATATTAGATTATTTCAAAGAAACAATACAAATCACAGAAGACATGTTAAATAATCGTAAGATTCCATTAAGGGCTCCAGCATTAGACCCGCTTAGAGATATATTTTTGAATGGTGAAGAAATCATAGAAGACAATGATTTCACAATGGATTATAATACTAATGAATTATGTTTCCCTGTAGTGAACATTGATGATCAATCTACAATATTATCATTAAATGATATTCTTGAAGTAGTGTATACTCCAAGTCTGGATGATGCGGGAATAAGCATTGGATATTATGCCACACGTGAGAATATTAGAAAACAATGTTATATAAAACCAAATTACATGGAATTCAAAACATAGGAGCTGATTAAATGGAATTTGAAACAAATGTTACAAGTAAAGATGATGAAGGACATATTATTGGTGCTGATGTGAATTTTTATGATGACTCTGGAAATCGTGTTCATCAAGTAGTAATCTGTGAAGAACAACAATTGCAAGATTTGGTTGATGCAATTGAAGAATTAGATACACGTTATGTAAGACCTGACGAATTAAATAATATACTTGCTAATGCTGCTGAAGATACTGTGATTAATGCTACAAAATTAAATGATTTGAATAGTGCTTCTTTTGCATTAAGGAATCATAATCATGATTCAAAATATTGTGGGAAATATCATGCTTCAACTGCAAATGAGTATGGTGTAGGGAATCAATCAGAGTATGGGCATGTGAAAACAAGAAATAATTTAACAGCACCTAATTTCGTAGGAGGTGAAGCTTTAGCTGCTTATCAAGGCACACTTTTGAATCAGCGTTTAGCTTCTGTGGAATCTTCTTCAGGCGAACTTGCTGAAAAATATTATCGGAATAGTTTACGTATCAAAATAGGCAGGTGGAGTGATAATCAAGGCGAAGATGGAACTAAAATTCAAATAATACACGGTTCGGGTAATGGTATTTATGCTAAATTATATTGTGATAAACCAGGGTTTAGGGTAAATAATAGAGATTTGATTCTTGTAATAAATGGGGTGCCATATGTAAGAACAACAGATAATAATGGTAAATCAGAAAAATTAACAATAAAATTGGATAAAGGAACTTACCTCATGTCTGCATTTAGTATGGGTTATGATGGAGTAAATTCTTCCTTTACTCAGAAAATTGTTGAAGTATTATAAAATTTAATCTTAATTATTTAAGAAGTGGGGGGTATGATATTTTGTGATAGAAATACAATTAAACGCTGAAAATCAGCGCCTCAAAAGAACAGATAAAGAACCAATTGTAGAATATTCCAAAAATATAATCAAAGCAAAATTCACAATCGAAGGGGACATTTGGAAGGATGTAGATAAATTTGCTATTTTCACAGATGCATTTGACAACAAAACAACCATGTATTTAGGGTCTGAATCTAATTGTAATTGTGTTGTTCCATCATCATGTTTGAAAACTAGTTTTTTTAAAATAACAGTTTATGGTGGGGATTTAATCCTTACAAATGCAATCACTATTCCTTTAGTGGAAAGTGGGTATTCTAGAAAACATCACAGTGATTATGACGATTGTAGTAAAGATATTTTTGTAGAAATCTTTCAGCATATAAACTCTAAAGTGGATAATATTCTTTTTGATGATGGGTGCCTTCATATTTTTAGTAATGGTGTCCTTATTGATTCAGTTTATTTACCATTTCTAAATGAAGTTCAAGTACATGAATATGTTAATGAACAGATAAAAGAGTACATTACATATAATCAATTGAATAAATTTCTCAAAGAACAAGGCTATATAAAAAGTGTTTATATGATTGGTGATGAAATAATATTCAAATAAAAAAAATTTTTTAAAAGGAGTATAATAATTATGCCTGAAACAAACCAAAACTCAGAAGAAATAAGAGTAAATATTGGGCAGTGGTTGGCCTCAAAAAACAAAGAAGATAAAAGCAATAAAGTAACCAGTATTTCTGCAGCATCTACGGACACCCAATATCCTAGTGCAAAATGCATGCATGATGAATTAAAAAATAAAGCTGATGCAGAGGATATACCAACAAAAACATCTGCCCTTAACAATGATGGTGATGGGTCCAATCCTTTTATTACTCAACATCAAGACATATCTGGTAAAGAAGATAAAAGCAATAAAGTTAGTAAGTGGAGTACAACACCTACTAACAATAATTTTCCATCAGAAAAATTAGTTAAAGATAGTTTAAATAATAAAGCAGATTCATCCAGCCTTGCTACTGTCGCAACAACTGGAGATTATGATGATTTAAGTAACACACCAACAATCCCTACTGTTGTTGATACAGTTCAAGATAACAATAATAATGTTGTAACATCTAATGCAGTTTATGATGCATTAGAATTAAAAGCTAATGCAGGACATACACATTCTACTAGTGAAGTATTAGACCCTGTAGCACATCCGAATATTGGGACTGCTGCAAATGCAACCCAATCAACAATTAACATGGCTGTAGATAATACAATACAATCTCTATTGCATGTTGATATGATAGTGCCTGTTGAAACTAAACCAACACCTAATGAATCAACTATGAACAAGTTATATCTTGTTCCAGAAACTGATCCTCAAACAGATGATGAGTATCAGGTATGGTGTACTATTCGCAGCGGAACTGATGGTAATTATCAGTATGCTTGGAAAAAATTAGATCCTGTTAGATTGGACTTGTCAGGGTATGTGCGTAAATCAGATGTTAGTTTAGCTATTGAAAATGATGAGATGGTATTGAATTTAGGTTAGTATCTAATAAAATTTAATTTAAATTCTTTTTATTCTATTTTTTTTAATTTTGTATATATTATTTTTTTTTAGGAGTTGATTTATTATGGCAGAGATAAGAAAAACAAATATTTTTCAGTATTTAAAAACAAAATATAACAATGTAGCGTCTATAGTTAAGATGAATGGTACTCAATCAGCAGGGAGTAGTGATTATATTGCAAGGGCAGATCATGTGCATCCTGTGGATACTTCAAGAGCAGCATCTAATCATAGTCATGGTAGTTTGGTTAATGATGGGGCATTGAACAGTGACATTACATCAGTTAACAAAGTTGCGGTAACAGATGCAACAAATAAGTTGAAAACAATCAGTAAGTTACCATTGGATAAAGTAACACATCAAGACATTTCAGGTAAAGCAAATGTAAATCATAGTCATGATTCTGCATCTTCATCAGCAAATGGTTTTTTGTCTAAAGAGGATAAATCTAAACTTGATGGTATTGCTACAGAAGCTAATAAAACAGTTGTTGATAGTTCATTGAGTAGTTCATCAACTAATCCTGTGCAGAATAAAATCGTGACTAATGCGTTGAATGGTAAAGCTAACAGTAGTCACAGTCACAGTATCAGCAATATTACTAATCTTCAATCAACATTGGATAGTAAATCAGAAACAGGGCATACTCATGATGACTGTTATTATACTGAAACAGAAATGAATACTAAGTTGAATGGTAAAGCTAATAGTAGTCACACACATACTGCATCTCAAATATCTGACTTAACAGTATCAACACATACACTTGCAAACGGAGCAAAACTATACAAATATGGAAAAATAGTATTGGCAGTATTTAATAACTACAAATATTCAGGAAAAACACCAAACGTGTGGACAGATTTATTTAATATACCTTCAGCTTACAAACCAATATCTACTGACAATATATATGGACATTGGTCAGGTTCAACTGGGCAAATTGTAGCAGGGTCTAATAAAATTTCAATATTTCCTTCCGCATCAAATGGAGGTGTTTTTGGACATATTCTTTGGATAACATCTTAATAATTTAAATATAGATAAATTTATATAAAATATTATGTATATGAATAGAATTAAATATTTAGATGCGATAAAATTTATAGCTATTTTAAGTATTATATGTATTCATGTAGCTATTATTTGGCCTTATTCTGAAATTAAGGGTTATAATATTTCAGGTTTTTCAGAATTTTGTCGTTTTGGTGTTCCTTTATTTTTAATGGTGAGTGGAGCTCTATTGCTTGGAAGAGAATATGATTTACGCTCTTTTTTAGAGAAAAGATTAACAAGAATTATAATTCCATTTATCTTTTGGGCAATAATATTTGCAGTTTTCATTTTAATATTATTCTTTTCATTAAAGAATAATTATTTGAATAATTATCCTTTAGAGTGGGGATGGTATTTTTGGATGGTTTTAGGAGCATATTTAACAATTCCTATTATTAATGAATTTATTGTTAATAAAGGGATGAGAGGAGCTAAATATTTTATTGTATTATTTATAATTTCATCATTATTTTATCAAATACTTATATTTTTCAACATATCTTCTTTTGTTGATTTAAGGTTTTTTTTAGGTCCTATAAATTATATTGTTTTGGGTTTTTATCTTTCAAATAAAAAATTTTCTTTATCAACAAATAAAATTATTATTTTATCTTTGATATTATTCATAATTACTAGTTTATGTAAAGTTGGTTTGAATTTAGTATCATGGGAGGATACTCATTTAATTATTAATGATAATAATTTATGTTTACTTTCATATTTGGATGTAAGTATTTTTGAGATTATACAGTCTTCAAGTATGTTTTTGATAATTAAGGGTTTGTATTCAAATGATAATGGTTTTCTTAAAAATATTAAAGATTCATTTTTAGAAAATAATATTATTAAAAAGTTTATATTGTCAGTGAGTAAAGCTAGTTATGGTATGTATCTTTCACATGTGTTTTTTATCACTTTAGCAAATTATTATTTAGCAAATATTCCTCTTACAGGTACTCAAAATGCTTTATTGATTGTTGTATTATCAATAATAATCTTTTTAAGTTCATGGATTCTTATAGTGATTACAAGTAAAATTCCTTTGATTAAAAAAGTATGTGGATATCATTAATTTTTTTTTATTTGCAATAAAGAAAACTATTCTTTTTTTTTAACTATATAATATATTTTTTTTTAAAACAAAGATAATTCTTCAATGAGGATATCTTTTTTTTATCATATTTAATTTATTTTTTTTAAGTTAGCATCATTTTTATTTTAAACTACTTTAAAAAAATGATTTGGAAGGGAGTGTAATAACAGTACCTTTTGTTTGAATGATGAATGGATTATTTTTAAATATTTTTTTTTAAAATGCAACATGAATAAATACTATTTTTTTTTTAAAGGAGTGTAAAACATGACTAGAGAGTATACTAATTATACAAATTATAGTAATATTTGCAATAGAATTGCTTATTGGCTTGTTAATAATAATAAGAAATTTAATGTTAGGCAAGTATATGGTTATATGAATCGTATGGCAGATTACGGTACAATAATTCGAGTGATTAAAGAAAGAGGTACTAATTACCAATCTGACAGTCTTATAACTGAATTTGTAGAATGTGCCATACATGATAACAAAGATTTAAGCTTTTTACCAAATTATGTGATTGATAAAAATGGTAAGAAGTATATGAAAGATACTTATGTAGATATGTGTCGCAGAGTATCAGCATATGAAGTTAAAAATGGTGTGAGTCCCGCAATAGTATATTTAACTGGCAATACATCAGTACAAAATACTACAAACAATAATAAATTACATAATTATTTAACAACTTCAGGCTGTGCAGGTATGGGACAATGTACACCGTATTATTGTGCTTGTAATAGTCTACAACAAGCATTCTACCGTTTAACTGGTATTCATGTATCAGAATATACAATAGCAAGAGTGGCAGGAACAACAACCTCAGGTACAGGTCATCAAGGTATTAATACAGCTGTAGCTTGGTTTAATCGCAAATATGGACAGAACATTAAAATTAGTTGGAAAAACTTTAGTGATTTAGGAGGTTCTGATTCAGCAAGATGGAATAAATTAAACCAGTATGCAACAAAAGGAGCTGTATTTTGTCACATATTGTACCGTAATAAATATGGGCATTATGAAGTACTTAAATCAGTGAATGGTAATAATGTGACTGTTTTAAACAGTTTAGGAAACAGATGTAGTAAACCAGCATATTGCGGATATATAGAAACTCGTAGTAAGTCAAATCAATTATCTTATATGAGGGGAATTAGCCAACCGAGTGTTGCAATCTTAACAAAAGGGTGAGAATTATGACAGAAATGAAAGAAGGTTTAAAAGAAACATTAGATAATTTACAACAAGAATGTAATAAATTGTATGAAGAATATGGTTTGATAGATGAAGTTATGGATTTGCAATTGTTAATTAATTCATTGAGAAACAAGTTTGATTTAGTTGATGAATCAGAACAGGTATATGATGAATTTGTACAATAATAACATAATTGGGAACTGTTGGAAGTTTATCAACTAATGGTTGATAAACTTATTTTTTTTATTAATAAATTATAGGGTAAAAATAGAAACATTTATATACTATACCTTACTAATATAGTAATAGAAATACATGGAGGTGAAAAAAATTGATAAAAATGATATGTATTTTATAATCAATACGGTTATTGGGATAATATCAATAATATTATCCCTGCTGAAATTAAATTAAAAAGGAGTTTAAAAAACTCCTACTTTTTAATTTTCTCATTGATTATAATTATATATCATAACACCTATTTAAACTATTCTAAAATGGGGGAGGAACAATTATGATAATTGAAATAATAAAGATAATACAAATAATATTAATAATAACTGCAATACTCTTAATATTACAAATATCAAAAAAACAAAAAAACATAAAAAAAGAAGTAATTGTATTATTAATAAATATAATTGCAGCTATCGGAGTTTGGTTAATTTAATTAAGTTTTGTCCTATAAATATAGGACAATAAATTTTACTATAAGTTTCAATATGGGGTTATTTTAAGTTTCACTTACTGAAACATTAAATTTTAACTCCCTCCTAATTTTTTATATTTTAAACCCAAAGGAGGATATAAATTATGGTAGGAATAGAAATAAATAAAAAAAATCATGAAAAACTAATGGCAATAAGAGATGAAGAAGGATTAAAAAGTTTCAATGAAGTATTAAATAAAATACTTCCAAAAGGATCTATTAGTAGTATGGACTTTGAAATAGAACAACCAGCATTCACCTTAATAAACAAAAAAACAGTTTTAAATGTATCATGGAATGAATTAAAACAATCAGATATAGGTAAAGAGTGGATTAATGGTGAAAAAGCCACTTTATTATATAAAGATGAATCTGGTGTTTTAATCCGTTTTGTTGATGAATATAATGAAGTTTATTTAAATTACTTCCACTTTTTATGAAAAAGGAAATTTTTTTAAAAAGAATAAAATTAGTGTAGAGAAAGCATCTGAAATTGCAGGTTTACATTTAAAAGAGTTTACTGATTTATTATATAAGAAATAAACAATAAATTAGGATTAGGAAAAGTAGGTAAATTTAACAGGTTCAGAAGTCATATGCTCCGTAAATTCCATGCAAGTCAACTGTATAATGATGGTATGAGTCTTGAAGATGTAGACAGTCTACAAGGCAGAGGAAAAGACTCAACACATAGTAGCTATTTCATGGAAGATCCAGAAAAATTAAAATTAAAATATATAGAACATATGGATAGTGTAACTATTAACCTTGATATTAATAATCTTGATTTAAAATCTCCTGAGTATATTAAGCTTGAAAATGAAAGTAAGAAAAAAGATGAGAAAATTAAGAATTATGAAAGTCTTATTTCTGATATTGATTCTCGTTTAAGAAGAATAGAAGAAATCGACAACTTCACAGAAAACGACTTCAACGAACTATTAGAATAATTTAACAACATTTATATTAATTAAAAAATATATAAAAGTATATATTTTATGTTGGATTTAAGATGTGTTAAAAGTAAGAATATTAATATTTTTACTGATGTAATGTGGTGATTTATAATGGTAACTAAAGCAAAAATTAACTCTGCAATGATGAAATGGGCTAGAGAGTATGCTGGTTTTACTCATGGGCATGAAGAAAGGTTACCTAAAGATATTAAATCTAAGTATGAAGCATGGGAAAAGGGTGAAAATTCTCCTACTTGGAATCAATTAAGGGAAGTTAGTAAAAAATATCACATACCAACGGCGTTCTTTTTCATGGACTGCCCCCCTAATTTTGATAATTTACCTAATATGATAAATTACAGAAAATTAGTTGCAGATTCTATTTATGAAACTAATTCTCCAAACTTAATAAATAATATTAGGAAATCTGAAACACGAAGAGAAATTTACCTTGATTTATTAAATGAATTGAATGAAGATATTCTATTATTTAAAGTTCCTAAATTGGAACATGATACTAAAATATTCTCTAATTACATTAGGGAAATATTAGGTATTTCATTATCTACCCAAAAATCATGGTACAAAGAGGTTAATCATTATAACTTTTTAAATAAATGGAAAGAAGTTCTAAATGAAAAATTGGGTGTTTTAATTTTTGAAACTGAAGGTGTACTTCTTGAAGAAATGAGGGCATTATGTATTTTTCATGAAAAAATTCCAATTATATTATTAAATGGTAAGGATAGTGTTAATGGAAGAATATTTTCATTATTCCATGAGTTAACTCATTTATTATTAGGTGAAAGTGCAATATGTGGTGATGATGAAAATACTAAAGAAGAAATTTTCTGTAATGCTGTTGCAGGAGAATTTTTAGTTCCTGAACATGATTTAAATATATCTATTAATGGCGTAACTGATTTATTATCTTATAATTCATTAAAAAAATTATATAATTCTTATGGGGTTAGTGAACATGTAATTTTAAGAAGATTATTGGATGCTAATAAAATTAGCAGAAGGGATTATATTTCGTATATTAATAGTTATGAAGAATCTTTTTCAAAATCTTCCGGTTCTGGAGGTAATTATTTGAATAATATGATTAAATATAATGGCAAGGCATATTATTCAGTAATATTGGATGCATATGAAGTAGGGATAATAAATTCTTTAGAATTCTCTAAATTTACAGATTTGGGTAAAAAACAAATTCCTAAATTACAAGAATCATTTTATGGAGGAGAATGATGACTAAATATGTTATTGATGCTTCTTCATTAAATGAATTAGAAGATCAGTACCCTAAAAATATTCCAGTATTTAGTCCTATCTATGATAAGGTCTATGAAATGTTTGAGAATGGCGACTTATTTTCAGTGATGGAAGTTTATGAAGAATTAAAAGATTCACAAGATTTTTGGGCAGATTATAAATCTTTTTTTAGAGAATTAACAGAAAAAGAATCTGAAAATGTTTCAGAGATATTATGTTCTGAAGAGTTCAAAGTTTTTGTTGAAAAAGGCATGAATTCTAATGGTGATTATTGGGCGGATCCTCATTTAATTGCATGTGCAATGGAAGATTCTGAGATTGTTGTAATTACTCAAGAGAGTAGAACAAATAAACCTGAAGGAAAGATTCCTTATGTTTGTGGAAAAAAAGGGATAAAATGTATTAATTTATTAGAATTTATACGTGAGATTAATGTTTAA